TGACTTTGCACAGAAGCCATGCTAGACGAGTTGTCTAGTACAGCTTGTATGACAATGTTGTCCAGTGCATTGGATGGTCACAGGTGTACTTCAGCATCTGAGACTTGTCAGCATCAATGTACAGTGTCTCATTCAAGTTGAACATCAGCCGGCCCTTGCCGTCAATGAACAGCGACATCATGTTCTCAAGGTCTGTTATCTTCAAGTAGTCTTCGTCTAAGTCTGATATCTTCATGTTGTCTCTCATTGTAGATTTTTAATGTCATCTTGTGAAAATCAAAGATGATTGCTGCTGCTTTGGCTTAAAAGTCTCTGGAACACCTGGAAACTAATATTCTGAATTTTCTTGAGTTGTCGGTAGACTCTCTAAGGTGTTTTCTGCAGTATTTGTTGTAATTTCAACTGTCTGTTCCATGTTTCTATACATTTGTTCATTTACTTCTGTATTTTTCATAACATTATCAGCTATTTCACGTATTGTTTGCTATTCCTGTATTCTCTTTGTCAGTGCATCAATCTTCTTGCCGATGAAGTCTCCGACATTTGCAGCTGCACCCTCCTCATATGCACCCATGCTCTCTACACGGTCAATATGGTTGATGTTCTCAGAGTATGTATACAAGAAGTTGTTGAAGTTTGAAGGGAACAAAGACCGGAACTGAATGCTGACAGTGTATACATCTGGTATCTTTATCAGCTTGTTGTCAACTATGTTCTCAAAGAACTTGTCTGACATAGACTTGTTGAGATGCTTCTTCAGCTCATTCAAGAATGACATTGGAGGGTCTCTCAGCACTCCGTTGTAAGTCACATCAACATTTCCAGTGCAGGCAAACAGTCTATTTATCCCTTCTATCTTGATGTCATACAAACTAGATGAATGTGACAGAATGTGGTACTGCACCCATTTGTTGTTTGGAGCAATAGTGTTGACAAATATGAAGTTTGTCAATGCTCCTTCAAGAGTGTCATTGAAGAGGTCAAACTTCACATTCACCTAGTCACCTCCAGCATGTCTAGCACTAGATGCATCCCAGAACGGCAGGAAATTCACACCAACATGCCCTATAAGCTTGCCAACTATGCCAGTGTCAATGCCAAAGATCTTCTTTCCAAAGATGTCTAAGTCTCCATTTTCACTCCATCCAGCTTGTCCATTTGATGATATTATCTTCTTGTCATCGCTTATAGCAGGAATGTCATATATGTTTGTAGTTGTGCATGTCTGAAGAAGATAGTACATCCAGTATGGAAACTTCATGACATAGTTTAAATGGTCTTTTGATATGCCATTAGCCTCAAGTCTTCCCAAGTCATATGAGCTGAATGGATATCTCCTCTCTTTCTCATAGCTGCTGTCCTTGCCAAGCGGATCATTCCACATGCTAGGCTCTGTCATTCCGCATATGTATTTCAAAGCATATTCTATCATGCTCATCATCTCACCGCTCTTTGCTATAGTCTTGCCAAGCTTCATTATGGGTGTCAGAAGAGAAGTGAACAGATTCCAAGCTTGATTAAGTCTAGAGTCAGGAATGTACTCTCTTATAGAGACACAGGGAATTCTGTTGAGTATGTCATCAAAAGTAAGAGGCTCTTGTGTGATGTATTGCCCTCTATTCATCTAGTACAGCGACTAGAATGACAGATCTTTGTCCATCAGCCTCTCTGTAGTGTTAGATGAGTTTGGATAGAATGACAGATGGCCATACCCTCCAGAAAATCCAGATGAGCTCTCTTTGACCTGCGGCTTGAATGAGAACACCTGTGGAAATGCGCTTTCAAGCTAAGAGCTCTTCTCAACATTATTATTGTTTATTAAAGCTCCCGGATTCAGCACAAATGGAATGAACTACTGCTTTATGTTTCCTGGTATCTGTATGAATGCCATGTCTAACTGACTCTCTGATGTTGTTCGTCTTATATTTACTTAGCAGCTTCCTTGCTCAAAGTGTAAATAATAGACAATAATCTAGAGACAAATCATGGCAAAATATTCAAGACAGCACGTATGCGAAGCAATCACATACTGGGAGAAGCAGCTCAAAGAGCTAGATGAGCCAGAGAAGAAGCAGATTGATGAAAGCATCTCAGAGATCTTTGATGTGAAGAAGCTCATAGAGAAGGCAAAGCAGGCAGCATCTAAGATCAAGACTGCTGCACAGATAAGCTCATTTCTAGCTAGCAACATGGATGACATCTATGAGCTCAGCAAGAGACTTCCTGAAAAATGCAGCAAAGATCTGATGGGCATAGTGAAGTGCCTAGAGACATACAGCAAGTCTGAAGCTGAGCTAGATGAATCAATCCAAGAAGAGACACAAGCTAAGATAATATCAGCTCTAGTCGCTCTAGTGCTGTTTCTGCTGAATGCTCCAAAGTCTTGGGTGGTCACAGCAGCATCTCCTGTGATAGGACCTCTAGTGCTGCAGGGAGTGAAGCTTGCTTCAAGAGCTGTGGCGAACTTGGCTAGCAAGAAGAAGTGACCATTCTGCAACAATGTAAATAACAAATGTCTGGCTGGCTTGACAGTGGCTGGCTAGATCAACGTCAAATCAAACAAAGGACAAAGAAAATGAAGCTGTTAGATGTATTAAAAAGATATGACCGCAAGCTTATGGAAGAAAGCTCAAAGCTTGTGAAGAAGTACAAGAGTCTTCTAAAAGAAGAAGATCTGTGTGACGGCGGAGTATGTGAAGACACATATGAAGATGACTTCAATGAAGCTGACTATTCAGACGAAGAAGCAGCAAAAGCCGCAGCAAATGCAGCATCCACTGCTGCTGCAGCCGCAGCAAAAGCTGCAAAAGCGCCAGCAGTGACACCTGGTCCTGACTTTGACCAAGAAAAATTTGAAAAAGACTTCGGAAAAGCTCTAGATGAAGAAGATGTTGATGAATGTGACAACAGCGTCTCTAAAAATGATGACTTATTGAGCGAAGCAAAGAAGAGCAAGAAGTCTTCAAAGAAGCCAGCAGCTAAGAAGTCTTCTAAAGCAGCCAAGAAGCCTGCTAAGAAAGAAGACAACGCCGAAGACAAAGATGAAGTTGACGTCGATCTTTCAATGGATGACTTCTTCACTGAGGATAATGATCTTGCTGAAGATGATATGCTCAAGAATCGTCCACATAATAACCACCATGATGATCCCGCTGGTGTTGTGAGTGAAGGTGAGAAAGAATGCAAAGACGGTGAGTGCAAGTCTGAAGGTGAAGAGTGCAAGAAAGAATGTGCTGAGTCTGAAGATGACTTTGACCCAGAGTTCAACCCCGACAATGATGAAGAGGTTGAAGATGATGAACGCAAGTTCGCACCGACTACAGGCATGCATGACACAACGCCTCTTGAGATGGCAGCTCAAAATGCAGCACAGAATGCTGGAGACAGTGCAACAGAGTTTGAGCCAGATCCTGAAGACCATGATGAGATTGAAGCAAAGGCAACTGACAAGTTCGGATTCAACAAAGACAAAGAGCGTGATGACATGGTTGACCACTTCAGACGCTTCAGTGTGAGAGATGAAGGCTCTGCATTTGATGATGACCTTGATGACATGTATGACGAGTCTGAGAAGTACTTGCCTGGAGTAGATCCAAATACTCTGCTTCCATCTGAGAAAAGAAGACTGCGTGACACATTCCGTGACAGTCAAGAAGACAAAAATGCCTTCAGAGATGACGGTCTTCCACTTGATGATGAATACGAGATGAGCACACGTGGCCCAAGCAAATATGATCCAGACATAAATCCTCGTGCGGATGAGTATCTTGGAGAAAAAGAAGAAGAGCCGTCAGCAGCAAAGTTCTTCTCTGAAGAAGATGTTGAAGAAGCAACTGAAGAAGACATGTCTGAGTCAAAAGCAGAGACTGAGCCGGCAAAAGCTGAGCCAGTGAATGATCCTGAAGGGCTTATGCCTGCCAAAGACTTCTTCTCAGATGACATGACAACACCAGCTATTGACCCTGAGAAGAAGGGCAAGAAGCCTGAAGCTCCAAAGCCGGCGCCAAAGAAAGATGACAAAGAAGATGAAGATCTTGAAGAGTCAGATCTTGATGACATGGTTGACGAAGCAAATGAGTCAGAAGAAGACTTCATGAATGAATCACTCAAGGCCTACAGACGTAAGAACTACAGGCTATTCGACTGATGAAGCACTTGCAATAATGCAGATAAAAAATGCTGGACTTGAAGTCCAGCATTTTTTTTATGCATCTAAGTCAACAACTCTGTCAGGCTTCTTCTAGTACATCTGCTTATATATCTTCAAGCGCTCAGCTAGATGCTTCTGAGAGTACTTAGTGTTCCATGACAAGTCAATGATGTGAGCTCTGTCTTTGAGCTCATGCATGCGCAGTGTGCGGCCTATAGACTATATAGTCCTTGCAAATGCCTTGCTTGAAGTGAGAAACACTAAGTTTGACAGGCGCTTTATGTTGACACCGGTAGACATCACTGCACTCTGAGCAATCAAGAGGTTGCCGTCAGACTCTTCAAACTTCTTCCGGATGTCTTCACGGACATGCACATCAACTGAGCCGTCAATGTAGAAGACATTCTTGTCCGTGTAGAGCTCTTTTGCATACTCATACAAGTTTGTGCCTATCTCTATCCTGTCAAAGAGCATCAGGGTGTTTGTCTTGAGGTTGATCAAGTACTCAAACACAGGCTTGTAGAGCTTCTAGTAGTGGTCATTGAAGTAGGCTTTCTCTGCAATGTAGGCATCATTGAACATGATGTCACTCTCACCCATAGCTACGGCTTCTGCATCAAACTTTGCAGTGCTGTTCAAGCTGAACAGAAGGCTCTTGTCTTGGTCAACAGACTTGTCTCTGACTTTCAAGAGAGTTATGTCAAGCTTTGATATGAACCCTTGGTCTTGGAGAGATGTTATCTTCTCAGTGTAGACTATCTTGCCGAACATGCCTATCAGCTGCCACTTCTAGTGCTAGTCTCTTGGAAGCGTGCCTGAGCATCCGACTTTTATCTTTGCATCAAGAGACTGTATGAACTGCTGAGTTGATGAAGCTGAAGCTGTATGCACTTCATCAGTGAAGAGAATGTCAAAGTGCGGCAGCTAGTCTCTGTTCTTGAACACATACTAGCGGTTGGCTATGACTATCTTAGCAGTGCTGATGTCATTCTCGCGCTTCTCTCTGCTGTTGAGTGAGCCTGAGAACTTGGCAAGGTCTTCTTTCTTGAAGCCATAGTCAAGAAGGTCGCTGTAGAACTGAGACACAAGCTGAGTGCTTGGCACAAGTATCAATGACTTGCAGCTGCTGTCTATGTTCTTGAGGATGCTCCATATGAAGTCGGCAATTATCAAGCTCTTGCCGCCGCCGGTAGGCACTTCAATCAAACCACGTCCCCAGCCAGTGAACAAGAGATGCTCAATTGATGCTCTCTAGTAGTCTCTGAGCTTGAATGGCTGCTTGCCCTGCTTCACTAGCTCTTCATTGCGACCACTGTCATCTGCAATGCTTGCAACTTCAAACTTCTGCTTGACTTTTGACCTAAGAGGCACAAGGAAGTCATCAATGTACTTCTTGCATCCGTTTGACATAGCAACTGGAGACAAGCTTCCGTAGTTCATCTTTATCCAGTTCAAGACTTCAAACAGAAGCCCTGGCATGAAGAATCCGAACTTGTTTATTGAATACAAGCGCTCTTGAGCTTTGTATCCATAGCGCTCAGAGAAGAAAGCAGATGTGTTCTTGACTGAGAATGCCTCTCTGAGCTCATCAAATGCCTAGTGGTCTCTGCATATCACTCGAAGATTCTAAGTAGTCTAGTCAAATGATATGCGAAACACTTTGCCCTGCGGCACAGCTTCATAGATGCTCTAGAATGTGTCTGTGTAGTCTTCAGCCATTTCTTTCCTCAATGTGTCAACTGCAGCTTCAAAGACTCAAGTGCATTCTTTATGCTGAAGCCGAAGCTGCTCAAGACATTGAGAGAGCGCTCAATGTAGTCAATGCAGTCTTGAGTGTCCTTAGCCATCTTCGCCAGCTTCTGCAGTGTCTCATCTGACTCTTCAAGCTTCTCTTCATCTTTCATCCGGAGAAGAGATGTGGAAGCAGTCTTAGACATCTTGCTCTTCAAGATCTTAGCTTTTGCTGCTGCTATGCGCTGCAGATTCTCTCGCTCAAGAAACAGATATGAGATCCACTTTGCCCAGATAGACGAGCATGTCAACGACTTCTCACGTATGTTGAATGCTGTGAGCTTGACATCTTCAGTCATCTCTTTGATGTACTTTGAAAGCAGCTCATTAGCTTTAAGCACAACATTTTGGTCTTTGCTGTCTTCATTCTATGCCATAAAAATATGATACATGTGTAGACTTGAAGAAAATGAAAATATTTTCTGAGAAAAAGTCTACAATTGTATTTTAAGTATTTTTATTAAATTAATTAAAATAATTTAAAAAATAACATAAAAATATTCTTTGTCTACAAAAAATTGTTTATAGAAAAAAATATTTTAAAATAATTTTTATTATTTTTTAAAAAACATAAAAAAATAATTATTGGCGAGCGAGCTTGCTTGAAGTGTAAATAACAAGCAAGAGAATTGAGTAATTTGACATGTCATCAAGAACAATAGAAAATCCCGGAGTTGAGCTGAATGAGATTGACCGCTCTGCATATGGAAAAGTTGACTACAGTTTGCCAGGGTCTCCCACAAGTTTGCTGTTCGGCTTTGCTGACATCGGAGAAGACCAGTCCTTTCAGTGGATTAACTCACTTGACACTTTGAACTCTACATATGGCTCTCCATGCAACGAGTATGAAAAGTACTTCTACAATGGCATGTCTGAGATCTTAGCCAGAGGCGGTACTTGTGTTGCAGCTAAGCTGCCATACTGGAACAGGTCTTATGGCAACTACTCATATGTAGACTTTGACATAGGCCATGACTTATGCTGTGATGTTGTCCCAAGAGATGGTGATGATCCAGAGCAGACATATGTATAGGGAAGATATGACACTTTGAACATTGTCTATGAGACATTGATGGAATGCTGCAGAGTGCTCAAGATTGAGGGATATCAGAATATACGCAAAGACTTGGTCAGCATAGCTCTTGCAATCAACTACATCATAAATAAGTTCTCTGGAGAGACTCCAGAGCTTTAGTCAACAATCGGCAGCTTAGTTGAGAAGTTCAAGAGCTTTGTTGACACATACATAAACTCTCTTCTGTCACTTGCCGCTGCTGTTGACAGCAGCTTGACATCCTACATTGACATCACAATGAAGAAAGTCAGCAAGCAGGACAAGACAGGATATGGAGACATCGGCAGCATGGATGAGCTTGATTAGCTGATAACAGGCCACAAGAGAGTGCCGCTTGGCACAATGCGCATATACGACATGACTCGCTCAAAGTACTAGACTTTTGACCAGTATGATGGATGCACTGTAACATATGACCCTGAAGAGAAAGAGTCTGAGCAGCTGTCTTCTCTGAACACAAATGAATGTCTTGGAATTGTGCCGATAGTTGTGTCACCTATGAATGCTCTGTACTTCTAGGGACTTCTGCAGATAAAGGGAGCTGAGTACAAGATTGACTTGTCTGGCTACAACAACTTGTCCGGCTTCACAACTCTGTACAATCCTAATGTCAGCACAGACTTTGATGACATTGACCAGTATGTGCAGCTGCCGATTGCATCTTTGAACACATTTGGAGATGCTGACAGTGACGGACATGACTATGAGAGCTTGTCAAAGCAGTCAGCAGGCTACTTCCCAGCTATAACTTATGGACAAGACGGCCATTTTGACAAGACGCATCTCAAGCATATTGGCATTGTTGTTGCAAAAGCATACAGGACTATTGATGCAACTCCGAAGATCGGCTTCTAGATACTTGAGAGCTTTATAGGGTCATTTGACAGGAATGAGAGAGACCCTGTCACAAAGGCAACTCTCTTCATCGACACAATTGTCAATAGCTAGTCTAAGTACATAAACTTGTTCTCAAACATGGACATGCGACTGTATGACAAAGCTTCAACATTGTTCACAAGTGCTCAGAAAGCTCTGTCAATGGGCTTCTACAAAGTTGACTGCGCAAAGAAGATAAGCTACATCAACTCAATTGTCAACCCTCTGTCAAAGCTGCTTGAGAACGGCTCAAACAGGAACACTCTCCCTCTTGACCTGCTTGTTGATGCTGGAGTGTCTAACATTGCACAGCTTGCAAAGATCAGCTAGAACATGACAGTTGATGCTGACAAGCATCCAGACATTGCTGATGTAGCTTGGCAGCTGAATGATGCTTCACATGACACAACTGGCTGGCAGGCAGTCCTCAACAAGTTTGACCAGTTTGCAAAGTACTAGCGCAAAGACATACTGTTCATAGCTGACGGCCCGCGCCCATTCTGCTTGGACGGCAATTCAAAGATAGTCAGAAGCACTGCTCCGAAGAACACCGTCTCAAACAGCATACTGCCGAAGCTGAAGTGGATCTCAGGTGTGCTCAACTCATCTTACTCAGCTGGATACTGCAACTGGTTCTACCAGCAAGACCGTGCAACTAGAGACTTCTTCTGGATTCCGCCTTCAATCAAAGTTGCTGGAATATGCATCTACTGTGATGTGTACTTCCATCCATGGAGCGCTCCTGCTGGAATGACTCGCGGTGGTGTCAATGATGTTGTAGATGTTGCATTTGTGCCGAATGACGATGAAGCTGGGCAGATATACAGCAACAAGTGGAACTATGCAATGAGCTATCCGATGAACGGCATAGTCATTGAAGGCCACAAGACATTCCAGCTTGACAAGACTGCACTTGACAGAGTCAATGTGAGGCGCTTGATGCTGTACCTAGAAGACCGCACATATGACATATCAAGGACATTTGTGTATGAGCACAACACTGAGTACACTCGTCAGCGGTTTGTTGACTAGCTTTCCGAAGTGTTTGATGATGCAGTTGAGAACTATGGCGTGAAAGAGTACTACATAAAATGTGATGAAGAGCTGAACACACCATAGGTCATTGAGAACAATGAGCTTAGATGCAAGATTGCTGTGAAGCCCATCAAAGTAGTTGACTACATTGTCATAGACATGATTGCGACAAGGCAGTCAGCAGACATATCTGAGGAAGTGATGAGATGAAAGACGCTCTTAGAATGAGAACATCTGAAGCTATGCTGCTGAAGATAGCCAGCAGCAGAGCTTATGTCCACCAGCTTGTGGTTGAGTCAGTTCTGAATGAAAAAGCAGCAAATGAGATAAGCAATGCATTGAAAAAGCTGTTTGTCTCACTTCCAGAAGAAGATCAGCAAGAAGTCATGCATGAAATTCTAAGTCTTGTTGCATCAGGAACAGACAGCATTAAAAGCGGAAAGCAAAAAAACATATATGCTTCATGCACTGCTGATGAATTCAAGCACATCTTAGACGGCATCATCTACATTGACAGCAAATTTGAAGCAGCTTATGACAACTTGACTCAAAAGGGACGTGGAGTTCTCATAGACATAATTGGGAAAAGACTAAGCAGCTCGTCTAGCAGTGCCAGCATCAGCAGAGATGAAGAAGACAAGAAGACATCTGACAACAGCAAAAAGCTGAAAATGCAGCAGCAGATTGAAAAGCTGGCAAAAGCTGCTCTTAGAGACACTTTAGAGAACTTCAACAAGCTAGACTCTGGCAAAAAAGACAAGCTGATTGAAAAATTGATGAACACTGACACTGGCATTTACATAGCAGACGGCAGAGAGGCTGAATTTGACAGTGAGAAGCTCAACAGCATCAAAGATCCCGCTGAGAAGCTTGTGTACATAGCATCATATAGTGACAGCATTGATGATGTAAAGAAGATTGCTGATGAATTCTTAGACAGCAGTCTAAGCAAAGAATAGTCTAGCAGCAAAAGCACTTCAGACGAAGACTTTGAGAGTAGATATGCTGAACGTTCTAGAAAAGATGAAATAAAAAATGCAATAAAAGATGCAATAGATGAACTGGACATCAAACAAGAGCAAAGACTCATAAATGAGCTTAGATCTGATGCTTAGAAAAAGAAGACTGACAGTGAAGGAAACTAGTTTTCTGATGATGAGCTTGAAGACAGGAAAGACAACACAGAGAAGCTTGAATATCTAATGCGATTTGTGAATGATGTCGGCACAATCAAGAAATACACATTCAACATATTGAAAGCAGCTAGCTATTAGCCAGCATCTGCAGACACAGCAAAAAAATCAAGTGATCTATCTAAGAAAAAAGAGACAGAAGAGAAGAAAGAGACAGAAGACAGATCATCTGAAAATGCTAAGCATGAAGACAATTCATCTAAATAGTCTCAGCCTAAACAACCGGCAGAAGAGCAGCCTGAAGAAAAATCTGAGAAAAAGCCTGAAGAAGCTGCTAAAGCAGAAGCTCCAAAGATGGCAGATGACGAAATGGCTAAAGCTTCTGCACAGAGCAGCTCATCATCTAAAGAAGAAAAAGACAGCTCTAAGCTCTCAATGATGCAGAAGCTTCATAAGTTCTTCAAAGACAGAGCTGGTAAGAAGCAGTATGACAAGACATCCGAAGAAGCTTTCCAGAAGTTTCTGCAGGCTCTCAAGACTGCTAGAGCAGACTATGATGACAAAGAACTGCTAGACATACAGATTGCAGTGTATCTCAACAAGCATCTGTTTCCATGCAGCAGCATAGAAGCTAGTGGTGCCGGCATCAAAGAAGCTAAGACTATAGGCTTCATTGTAGACTTGAAGCAGAAAGACACACCATTGACACTTGGTGCATTGTATGAAGTCTTGAAGAAGATAGACTTAAAAGACAATAAGTTCTCTTAGATGTTCAAGCATATGGCATTGTTCACAGAGAAATGCAGTGACAAAGCTGTCAAATGGTATCTAGAGAATGCTGGTCTCTGCATAAGCAATGCTAGCTTCTTGGGCATTGAAGATGCTATGATTCTAGCTAACAGAGTTGACAGAGTCAGAATGTACACATTCAAGGGACAGCCCACTTTGACATTCATGCTTGACTCTATAGACTTCAAGAAGCAGTTCAACAAAGCTTTCTCTGAGTGACCAGCTGCAATATGCAGAAAAAGCATAGACTATGCTAAGCTGTTCATGTCTAAAGTGTAAATAAAACAAAGAACAATTTTGACCTACAAAGGAAATTGACATGGCAATACGCACAATAACTGCGCCTGGTGTGCAGATAAACGAGGTTGACAAGTCAGGCTACACTCAGACGCTAGCTGGCACAGCTGTGTACGCAATGGGCTTCTCAGACAAGGGTGAAGCCTATGCCCCAGTTGAGATAACCACTAGACCGTCATTTGAGCAGATCTTCGGCACGCCTGACACAGAAGCAGAGAGATACTTCTATGCAGCAGCATGTGAAGCTCTCAACCAGGGAGGCAGGCTGATTGCTGCAAGGCTTCCATATGACAATGCAGCATTTGAGAAGATGCCTGGTGTCAAGTACACAGTTGAGTATGGAAAGAGCGTCCCAACACTGCAAAAGCGCGCACAGATGTCATGCACATTTGCTCAGGCATTGATCAATGCAGACAAGAATCTCAATGAGATTGCATTGGTCCGTGGCGGCCGGACTCCTGTCATGTATGATCTGTCATCAATTGACGCTTTCAGGACAGATGAGATGAAAGTCCCAGCTGACACATTCTTGATTGTTGACAAGACTGGCCAGACATACAAGAGAGTAGTTGAAGATGACCGCAAGGGAGTTGACCGTGAAGTGATTGGCGTAGTGCCGATTGTCACAACAGCAGCAAATGCTCTCTATGTCCAGAACTACATCTCTTGTGAAGTGCAGGACATCAGAAGATTTGAGTCTATCGGAGGCTCATTCTTCAAGACACTCAATGCAACAGATGAGAATGGTGACACTCTTTCAATAGACAAATACACAATGAGAAACAGCGGTCTGTCTTCAATTGACTTGGTCAAGTACATTGCAACAGACTCTTACTACAGCAACATAACATCTATCAATCTGAACATTCTCTCAGTCAATGACAGCTCTGATGTGAAAGATGCGGGAGCTCAAGCATTCTTGTCAGCTGGAGTGTCTTCATCTGATATGACTGTCATAGACGGATGGACATGCGTCAGCAATAGAGGCACTGCAATAGACTGCATAAGCACAGTGGTTAACATCCTCAGTGCAAATGAAGAGAACATTGCAGTCAGCGCATTTGATGATGCAGAAGATGACACGAAAGAGTGGTACACAATTGTCTCAGCTGCAATGGCCAGTGTTGATGTTGACAATGACTGGCTGACAAGCGACATCTCATCCCAGATCCTTATGGACAATGGATATGTGATCTCAAGTCTGAGCTCACAGCTTGGCTGGCATGGCAAGAATGGCGATGACAGTGTGCCTCCCACAATTGCTTTGAATGCAGCTGAGTTCTTCCCAGCCATCCAGCCTTCACAAGACCCAGAGGGCGGACTTGACCCAGAGCATCTCAAAGACATCGGTGTGGTTGTCTTCCAAGCATACCTTGACATCACAGAGGGCAACAAGGTCTCTCTGAACCCAGTTGAAGCATTTGCTGGATCTCTCTACAAAGATGACAAAGACCCCAACACTGGTGTGTCAAAGTTCATTGACACAATCATCAACACCAACTCTAAGTACATTAACTTCTTCTCTAACTGCTTCAGCACTCCTGCAGCAAAAGAGTTCTACCAGAAAGACTGTGACATCTTGATTGCTCCATCAAGCAACGGCACTAAGCCAGAGACCGATGAAGAAGGCAATGATGTTGAAGTCAATGACCCAGTCACCGGCTCTTGTCTCGGCTTCTACACACCGATGACAAAGAAAGACATCTCAATCAGCAAGTCTATAATGAATGGCTTGAACAAGTGCTTTGACAAAGTCTAGAACATCAATGACTGGACAATTGACATCATACCTGATGCTGGCATTGCAAACATTGCTTCCTACATCAAGGCAATCTTCGGTGAGAAGGGCCCGTATGACCTGTCAATAACAGACTCTCTCGGCAACTCAATGCTCGGCATGTGGAAGTGTGAGAAAGCTGACAGTGAGTCAGTGATGATGTGGAAGACAATACTTCTGAAGTATGACAACTTCTGCAAGAACATCCGCAAGGACTGCATGTTCACAGCTGACGGTCTCCGTCCGCTTGTGCTGCAAGGGCAGAAGAAGATTGTCCGTGAGACAATGCCAAGCAACTCAATTGACAAGGACATCCTTCCATTCATCAAGGTGATGAGCGGCATCAACACATCATATGGTGCAGGATATGCAGACTGGTTCCAGCAGGCAGATGACTACACAGGAGACTTCTTCTGGTGCCCGCCTTCAATCAAGGCTATGGGCGCCTATGTCAACACAGACGTCAACTATGACTACTGGCTGGCTCCAGCAGGCTTGACACGCGGAGTTGTTGCAGCTCTTGATGTTGCATTCAACCCCAATCCAAAGCAAGCCGGAGCATTCTATGAGAAGAACTGGAACTATGCAATCAACTATCCGCAAGATGGAATAGTGCTTGAAGGACAGAAGACATTCCAGACCAAGCCGACAGCACTTGACAGAGTCAATGTCAGAAGAATGATGCTGCGTCTTGAGCGCTAGACTTACAAGACATTGAGGTACTATGTGTATGAGAACAACACTGCATACACACGCCAGCGCATAATTGATGCGCTTGACCCAATCTTCAAGGCATGCTGGCAGTCTGGCAACGGCGGCCTCGCTCGCTACAAGATTGTCTGTGATGAGTCAATCAATGACGCAAACACAATTGACAACAATGAGCTGAAGGTGCAGATCGGCGTGGTTCCAAACAAGTCAGCGGAATTCATTCTCTGTACGTTCCTCGTAGGTTCACAATCTTCTACTTGGGAAGAGCTGTTTTGATAATTATCTACATAAGTTGTTAATAGAAAAGCTTGGAGAGTCTCCAAGCTTTTTTACATTAATATAGGATTGTACTATATATTTATGATAGACGTTCATAAAATTCTAGACAAAGTCTTAGAAGAAAGCTACAGCAAGTTCTTCAGCAAACACGACAAGTCGTGGCCAGCAAGAGCAATATGCTTGAAGACACCATATTATATAACTGAAGCTGTCAAGAAGTCTTCATGCAGTAATATGCTGAAGTCTGGGACAATATGTGTGCTTAATCCGCATAGCTATATGAATATTGTTCGTACACATGAGTCAGACGTGCGTTACGTCAATGAGATGCAGCGGACAACTCAACCGACATCAATGCTATTAGACAAACTAGAAAAATACTGCAGAGCAAATGCCTCACACAGCAGCAATGTGCTAGAAGACTTTGACAAAGTGTTTGTTGTAGACTGCTATGACCCAGATCCATCTGAGAAGATCTTTGGAAACATTGTCTTAGAAAGATTTCCATTTGACACAACTAAGACTTCAATAGAGTCACATGTGAAGACTATTGCTAGAGAAGCATTGCTGCTTGGATACAACTATGTCACACATGAACTTGATGAAGTCTCAGAAGAGCGTGGTTCAGAGTAGACTATTGCTAGCATTCAGCTTGAAGCAACATATTTCTCAAGCAATGTCAAGCTTGGTGACATCTTATGGCATGTAGCTCCAAAGTCTATTGCTCATAAAATACTAGCTAGAGGCTTATTGCCGTCAAATGCTAATGCCATGGGCTTCAACTATGAGCCAAGAGTGTTTTGCTTCATTGACAGAAATGACATGTTGATGAAAAGCTTTGCAAAAGGCTCAGGAAAAAACAGCAAGAAGTTCTTGAGCAATGATGAAGCTATGCATAAGCTTGTGCATGCTTGGACTAAGCTGCAGAAGAAGACATCTGGCATTCTATATGACACTCATGAGTTCTGCATATTCGCAGTTGACACAGCAAAATGCAGCAATGTGAAGTTCTGGAGAGACAATGCATTCTGCATAGATGGTGACTTTGTTGCTGTCTACACAAATGACCCGATAAGACCAGAATGCTTGAGCATAGCTGGTGAATTCAATGCTAAGCCGTGATTTCAAGCTATATATCACCATTGCTATAGCATGATTTTTTTAGATTGCAGCTAAAAAGTAAATAATAAATTATGCTAACAGCTTTAAAGAACTCTACATTCAACTTCATTCCTAGACCATGGCTGGGATTCTATGTTGAGTCAATTGACAATGGGGGGGGGTACTGTCTAGCTTTCTAAGAGCGGCACTCCACCTGCTGTGTCATTAGAGTATTCAACTAACAATGGCTGCAACTGGAAAGTCTTTGATGCATCTAGCAGCATAGCAATAGCTCCATTTGGCAAAGTATGCTGTAGAAGTAGCTTGACTGGAAATTCAGCTTTTGCAAGCAGCAGCTCAGACTACAACTTCTTCTCTTTCACTGGAAATGTGTCAGTCGGCGGCAGCATCATGAGCTTGCTGTCTCAAGATGAGACAATGTCTAGCATTCAGACTAGCCATGCATTCAACTCATTGTTCAAGTCATAGAGCACATTGAAAGATGCATCATAGCTTGAGCTTCCAGCCACATCACTTGCAAACTACTGCTACTACAGCATGTTCAGAGACTGTACATCATTAGCTGGTCCTGTCAAATGCATCAATGCTAATGCAATGAAGTCATATAGCTGTGCCTACATGTTTGCTGGATGCACAAATCTCAGAAGTGCTCCTGAGCTTCCAGCTTCAACAATGGCAACATACTGCTACTACAACATGTTCTTGAACTGTGTTTCACTGCAGCATCTGCCTGAGCTGCCGGCTACAACACTAGCAAACAACTGCTATGAGCATGTGTTCTCAAACTGCTCAAGTGTGGTAGAAGCTCCAGAGCTTTCTGCAACAACATTGACACAGAGCTGCTATGCAAGAATGTTCTACAACTGCAAGAAGCTAGAGCATCCACCCAAGCTGCCTGTCACTCATCTAGCACCATACTGCTACTACTAGATGTTCTACAACTGCCAAAGTCTGCTTGAAGCTCCAGAACTTCCTGCAACAACACTTGCAAACTACTGCTACTATGGAATGTTCTCAAACTGCTTGTCATTGAACTGTGCTCCATGGCTTCCAGCATAGACAATGGTCAGCAACTGCTACTATGCATTGTTCAATGGATGCAGAAGCTTGAACTTTATCCGGACAGAGCAGACATCATTCACTGGATGCACTAACTGGGCAGCATCTACTGCTGCATCCGGAACGTTTGTGTGCTCAAGCACTCTTGGAACACAGTCTACAATAAGCCGTGGCGCAAGTGCATGCCCATCTAGCTGGACAGTCAGCAATGGAATGTGGTGGGGCTTCTACGTGCAAGCTAAAGAAGCTGGAGCAACTGTAGCTATGCAGAGCAGCATGTACAGCTAGACATTTGAGTGTTCAACTGACTGGGGTGAGACTTGGAGCCCATTCATGCCAGGCACTACAACAGTCATTCTTGCAAATGTCAACGATGCTGTGTGCATAAGATATGGAGATCTAGCAGGAAACACAAACTAGTGCCCAGCATTTGTCTTCACAAAGAAAGTCATTGTCGGCGGCAGCATAATGAGCTTGCTGAATCCAATGAACATATCAAATGACTTTGGCGGTGATGAGATGATGCCATTCTGGGGGCTGTTCTACAATGCCGTCTCACTAGCTGATGCTTCTAAGCTTTCCCTGCCTTCATCAACATGTGTGTATGGCTGCTATGCAAACATGTTCTATGGATGCACAAGCTTAGTGAAAGGGCCTGAGCTTCCAGCTATGAGCTTGGCATATGAATGCTATATGGGCATGTTCTACGGCTGCACTTCTCTGAAATCTGCTCCAGCACTTCCAGTGACAGCATTGGAGTCAGAATGCTATGCTAGCATGTTCTATGGCTGCACTTCACTCACAGCCAGCCCATATCTGCCAGCAACAACAACATATAGCTTCTTCTGCTACTACAACATGTTCAAAGACTGCACTAGTCTAAGCTCAGTACGCACGGCTCAAAGATCATTTGACAACTGTGATGACTGGCTAGCTGGCACATCAGCTGCTGGAAAATTCTATTGTCCAGCAGCACTTGGAACATAGACAACTATACAGCGTGGTGAAAGTGCATGCCCTTCTGGCTGGACAGTTGAGAATATATGACATGCATCAAATGCTCGTTGTCTACATCCATAGATTATTCATGTAATTTGAAATAGAGGAAATGCATGAAAATAAGCAATTTGTTCAAAGACATAAACAAGCAGACAGGCGCTGACACGCTTCAAGACTCACCTTTTGCAAAGGTGACAGAGTTTCTGTCAACCAACAGCTTAGCTCTCAACAGGATATGCTCTGGATCTATATTCAATGGCATACCATAGGGCCGCATAACATGTCTGTATGGCGAGAACTCAACTGGCAAGTCATTGATAGCATACCAGACGGCCATCACCGCTTTGAAAGAGAAGAAGATTGACAGAGTCATAGTTGTTGACTCAGAAGGCGGAGTTCTGACTAAGAACTTTGAAGATGCTGGGGTTGACCTGTCAAAGATAACATATCTTCCAGTGAAGTCTATTGAAGACTGCTCTGTCAAGATGACTCAGATGTATGACATGTTTGACCAATGCCATAGAGAGTGGATCGAAGACCCTGACAACAATGATGACATCAGAGCACTGGTGATCTTAGACTCATTTGGCGCTCTAACATCTGAGAAGCAGTTGAAAGATGCTCTTGAGAAAGACAAGATGGTTGCTGACCAGGGAATGTCTGCTAAGATGAGAAATGCTTTGATACGAGGGCTGATGATGAAAGTTGTCACTTCAAATGTGGGTCTGATATGCATCAACCACAGCTTCTCTGGTCCGGAGATGTTTCCATCAAAGATAAAGAACATGGCCGGAGGCGAGGGCATAAAGTATGCGTCTCATCTCATAATACAATGCGAAAAGCTTCTCATAAAGTCAGCAAACAATGAGTTCCTCACTGGAAGTGAGACTGAAGATGTTGATGCTCAAAAGGGATTTTTCAAAGGGAACAAATTGAAGTTTTTCAGCGTCAAAAACAGAATAGTTGTCCCAGGATATGAAGCTGTAGTCTACATTGACTTCAAGAATGGCTTGAGCAAATATGACGGTTTGATATCAGATGCAGTGAAGTTTGGTTTTCTGCAAGAAGTCCGCGGTGGCTATGTGTGTCCAAGCTATTCAGATAAGAGAGTCACATACAAAGACCTTATGTCAAATGACAAGATATGGGACACTTTCATAGAAGACTTTGACAAGAAGTCACAAGAAGTGATGAAGTACTCAAATGCAACATCTCGTGAGCTTGACAAGATTGAAGCTGAGCTTGAAGAAAGTGAAGAAGCTGTCAGCATTGACGAGATGAAGATCTGACAATGGCTCTCATCTAAACGTGCATCTATATTGAATGCTTGAACTCGTCTAAGCCTCAATTAGACGAGTTCATTGTCTATGCAAAATGTAAATAAATAATGAGGTTTGATGGCGAAGATAGTCTGAGCCAGAAAAAAATCATGAAGAAGCAATATACAAAAGCGTTCATCTGCGAAGCAATTGCTTACTGGAAGAAGCAGCTGAAGAAGCTGAATGAGAGCTCATCTGATGAAGGCCAGCGCTATGGCAGTCCATTGGCAGAGATAGCTAAGAAGCTTGATGCTAGCCAAGAGACTGCAGCTAGATGCCTTGGTGAGCTAGTGAGAAAGCATGTCGAGCATTACACATACTTGCCGTCAGATGTCTAGTTTACATCGGCAGACGTCCATATGAGTGAAGACGGCAGCACATACATTGAGCTTAGCTATGGAGCTTATGTGTTTGGGTATTGGGAGAGGGATGTGGACTACTATGGCAGAGAAGGAGTGTTCTTTGAGCCAGATGAGGGCGGCATAGATGAAGCTGACCTAAAGAAGAGCTTGCCAAAGCATTTGATGGATGCTTATGCCATAGATGTAGACTCAGCATATTTCTCAACTGAAGACCCAGAACGTGGTGACAGAAGTGCTTGGCAGACATTGGACATAGCAATTGACTTGAAGTCTGAAGACTTTGAAGACGGCGTAATGCTTGACAAGCTTGTCAAGGACTTGAGGCCATGCTTAGCTGCAGCTTAGGAGTCTAAGATCAATGTCGCATTTGACTGAAATGCAGAAAAAAGACTTCAGCATGAAGTGCAAGCATTCAAGACAGCCAAAGACAACAATTTGAACTACATGGTGTTCTGGAAAGTGCAAGAGCTAGTTGACTGGCTTGCTGGCATTGACGAGATGAAGATCTGATAATTGATAGATGTCTAAATGAAATATTTGTCTAGATAATTAAGCTTGTCTAAGTAAAACTTAGACAAGCTTTGCAAATAAATATAAATATAAATAAAGGTGATGTTTTATAATTCACGGCCGAGAAAAGGCAACCATCTTTAGTGATTGCCAGCTTCAATTAAAGTGCTTAAAGCTCATAAAGAAGGCAGCAAATTTGAAGATGAACATTTAACAGACGTTTTTAAGAAAAAGACTGAGCAATTTAATAGACAGGGAATGACAATTATGCCAAACGGAAATGATGAAGATATTCAAGAGCTGTCAAAGTTGTCATCATATAGAATGAGAAAATTATAGGAGATGGAAAAAGACATAATAGATAATGACAACAGCACATAGTCATATGACTTTATGTCTAAAGTACAAGTCAATCCAGATGGAACACTTGGAATGATTGTATTTTAAGCTTGTAGAGAATGAAGAAGCTGTCAGCATTGACGAGATGAAGATCTGACAAATAATAGACATTTGCATTTATGCAAGCTAAGAGTGTATGCTCTTGGCTTCATCTTTGTACATTATAGTCATGAGCAAAGAGCTTATGTCTGAAGACCGTCTTCTTGGATTCTGCAGCATAAAGCTGGAAGACACAATTGAACTTGATGAGGAGAATATGAATAGCTTGTCCAGCATGAAATGCACTGACTATGACATAGTCTATTTGTCATATGTGCCAATGCAGATCACTGATGAGAAAAATGCTTGTAGATTTGAGAAAGCCGTTGAAGAGTCTGCAAAGCAAGAATGCTGCACTAGATACAGTCTGACAATAGATCCAGACTATGCATCTAAGTACGCTGCAGAAGCTCTTAAGCTGCCAGATCCAGAGAACAACAGCACAGATGAGCATGCTGAAAGCAATTCTAGACCATCAGCACATAGTGACTATGCTGTATTGAGCTTTGACCAATGGGAAGAGCTTGGCAAGAGAAGAATTGATGAAAGTAAAGACTCTGAATGGCAGTGTCCAGCATGCAAGCATAGAGTGAAGAACTTGCAACGAGAAATGACTAAAGATGGAAGTCCTTGTTGGGGATGCTAGAAATTCTATGACACACTTGATGCTTCATATTTCCATGGCAAAGCATGCAAGCTGTATGAAGAAGGCAATAGCGGCTACTGCTGGTTTTGAAGACATCAAGCCTTGTAAAATATAGCCATGAGAATTCTGATAGCAGGAGCAGGCCTCTATGGCTGCACAGCAGCGAGGCTTCTGAAAGATGCTGGACATGAAGTTGAGATAGCTGAAGCCTCAGACCAGATCGGTGGCATGTGCCATACGCATTTCTCTCGCGGCATTGAAGTGCATGACTTCGGCCCGCACATCTTCCACACAGATGATGAGTGGGTCTGGAGCTTTGTGAACAAGCTCTGCAAGTTCAACAGATATGAGCACCATGTGCTGGCCAAGCATGACAATGACTTGTACTTCATGCCGTTCAACCTCCACATGATGCAGCAGTTCTTCAGCAAGAAGCTTGGAAAGCACATGGACCTTGAGAGCATAAGGCTTGAGATCTTCAATGAGACAAGAGAAGCTGGCATAGAAGATCCCAAGAACTTAGAAGAGCAAGCTGTCTCTCTTGTCGGCAAGTCACTGTATGAAGCATTCATCAAGCACTACACCGAGAAGCAGTGGCATAGAGACCCAAAGGAGCTCAGCCCTGACATCATCAAGCGCATTCCTGTGAGATATGACTGCAATGTCTCCTACTACAATGACAGATATGTCGGCATTCCAGAATGCGGCTACACAGCAATGGTTGAAGCACTTGTTCCTGACATCAGAGTCCGCTTCAATGAGAAGCTCAGCTTGCAAGACATCAAGCAAGCTCTCAGGTGGTTTGACAAAGTCATCTACACCGGCCCGCTAGATGAGCTCTTTGAGTGCAAGCATGGACAGCTTGAGTGGCGCAGCTTGAAGTTTGAAGAGAATGCAATGGCAATGAAGTCTTTCCAGGGAGCTGCATGCATCAACTATGTAGATGCTGATGTGCCTTGGACAAGGATGCATGAGTACAAGTGGTACCATCCCGAGCAGCTTGTCCAAGACTGGACAGTTGTGCAGAAAGAGACACCTCAAGACTGGGACATCAGCAAGCCAAGATTCTATCCTGTAAGCAGCAGCAAGTCTCTTGAGCTGCACCAGAAGTACATGGAAGAAGCTGCTATGATTGAAGGTCTGCACATCGGCGGCAGACTTGGACTCTTCAAGTACTTCGACATGGATGACGCGATTCTCGCGGCTAAGAGAGACGTTGAAAAAATAATATAATTTTTTTAAATATTTTAATAACAAACAAAATGATTAGTATATTATAAATATAAATAATTAATTTTACAGCCCCGTGATTGTAATAGCAGCAAGTCTGGCTCTAACCCAGAAGGTCTTCGTGCAAATCGGAGCGGGGCAGCCATTTAAAAATTGCATAAGCTCATGGTTACCGCCAACAGACTTATGCAATTTTTTTATTGCTTAAAGAGTAAATAATAAATGTTGCGGTAACAACATTAAAGGAAAAATATGAACAAAGAACGTTATTAGAAGTTCACTGCTGCCTAGAGAAAGCAGTATGAAGATTGTGTTTGTGAATGGTGCGGGAATAAGCATGACCATTCATACGGTTCAGGAAGATTCTGCAGTAATTCATGTAGAATGAGTTATAATGGCAGCTAGAATAAATATAGTAGTAAATGCAAAGCTCATCTAGAAAAAGCTAGAGCTAAGATTGACCGTAATAAAGCTCCACATGGTAGATGGAAATGCATTCAATGCAATAAAATATTTGATACACGTAAAAATCTTGACATTCATAAGAAAGAAGTTCATGGCTGTGGTGCATTAGCAATGTTTGATAAAGAGAAACAATGCTATATATGTCCATACTGTGGAAAATCATTAAGGAGCAAACATAGTATTGGCGGCCATTTTGCTGGATGCAAGAAACATCCAAATAAAGTTTAGCATGATGAAGCTCGTAAAATAGGAGGACAGCATTATTCTGAACATTATAAAAGAGATCCCAGTATAAGCTCATTCAAAGGCAAGCACCACTCAGCAGCCGCTAAAGAGAAGATCTCCCAAGCGCGCGTGAAGTGGCTAGACAATGATGCCAACATAAAGAAAGAGAAGTGCAAAGTCAAGTGGTACAAAGTGAAGAACTTAGACGGTGTTGAGTTCTCACTGCATGGCACATGGGAGCAGAATGTTGCTTTGAGATTGAATGAACTTGGCATCAGATGGTCAAAGCCTGCTCCTCTGAAGTACTTCAAAGACTACTGGCACAACTATGTGCCTGACTTGTATCTAGATGACTTAGACATCTACATCGAAGTCAAGGGGAACTTCTCAGACGCTGACAAGCTGAAGATGAAGCTTGTGCTTGAGCAGCATCCAGACAAGAAGTTCTGTCTGCTGCATGATGAGTACAGAGATTTTGTGTCTGGAAATGTAGACTTGTCAAGCTTGAAGCTGCTGGAGCTAGATGA